CCTAGATCCGACCACATCAATGGACATCCGTCCTTTCGGTAGTAATACCGTGGTTGCTGTGGCTCAAGCTCTTCAGGTGGAAGAGGGAGCACATCAGAATCGTAATGTGGTCGAAGAACTTCGTGCCGAAACTCATCCCTGGAGAGCAAATACGCAGCGTATTGTCGCTGGAATCTTGTAATCTTAATCGGGCCCGGCTGGGCTCTCGAAAGGTCGAGACCAAACCCCCCCCAGTACTCTGGGAGACCTAAGGATAGTAATCCCTGGGTAAGTTCTCGGACGCTGTCATGGTGGTAAGCCATGTATCGCGATAGGGCCCGCGTAGGGTCCCTCGCACCATCGATTACAAGTTGAAGGTTCTTAATCGGAACCATAAGCTCTTCAGTAGGGTCGGATTGCACCTTGGATCTGCCTAAAAGCAATCCGCTTTGGAAGAACGGAATACGTACCTGTGAACACCGGCGTTCGCGATCAAACATCACTGAGTTAATTGTACAAAACCTCTCGTGGAAGAAATTCTTTCCTACAGAGAGTTTAAAGCCAAGGAGATCAACTCCGATCTTCCACTTGGCATACTCTTCCTTTGTACAACCAAAGAGAATATCGTCACCATTAACGAAACCATTAAGTTGGCCTAACGGCAGATTCTCTCCCTTGGCATACCACATCGTAAGAAGGTTAGCAATACATAAGATCGGGAAGGAAAGTACCGATCCCATGAGCTGGCCATTACGTTGCATTACACTTTGGGAGGGAGTATCCCCAATTGGGGGATATATGATTTCGTGTTCATACAGGACCCGTCTGTAAACTTCTATATCAGACAGGTTAGGGGAAAAGGGTGTATTCTGCGAGTAGATATGAAGCAGAATGCGTTCGAAGATTCTCTTTGATACGTTGATGTTTAGGGTGTCAGTGGCGCCAGCATAATCGCCACTGACCATAAGTTCACAGGGTCTCAGTTTGTCGAAGAACTGTCTTAGATCGCTATTAGTTACAGAGCGTCCTATTAATTTGAAAATTGGTAGACGCTTAAGGTTCCCGTGGAGCCATCGCTGAAGCGAACGTGCCAGGGCATAGGCCAAACCTCGGCCTTTAGTAACTAACCTAACCTTGAGAGGTTCTAGGACAGCAGCTACTTTACATTGCATGCTCCGCTTACGCAGCTCATGGAGCGATGCTTGTTCTTGCATGGTCGGAAAGTCCATGCGTGTAGGGTAGCCATAAACCCACTTAACAGAACCCGGTCTGGGTTCATAAGCAAAGAGGAGTTCACGTAAGCCAATTTCCGCAGTTGAGCGAGGGCCAGTTCTGGTCGCCTCAAGATGCTGAACATACGAATATTGACCTCCATTTGCTCGATTCTGCTCAAAGCAGGCATTATGGCTACAAGGTTCTAGCTCAGGACGATAGGGAGTAAAGGACTCCAGGATTTCATCAACGCGCTCATCTATCCATACCCCGAGATCAGATGGGACCTCAAGGGGCACAGCAGAAAGTGCCTTCCGG